ACGAATTATTGTCGCTTTATTGTTTTCACCGCTCCAAATGCAAAACTTTAAACCGTGTTTAAGTGCTAAGGTTAAGAAATACCAATTTATCCAATAAGTTTTACCTACGTTGTCGTGTCCTAAAATTATGTTTAGTTGCTTAGGTTTGAAGCGTAAATAATCGTCTAATACGCAATCAATTTTTAAGCCTTGTTGAATCTTACCTTCTTTGTAGTCGAGTAGGTATTGTAAGCTATCTCCTTGTTTAGTCAGCATTTTTGTAATCTTTAGTGTCCTTCCAATTTAACTTAGCTAATATGTTTGCGGTTTGTTGCAGGTCGTCCGATAGTTCGTTAGGGTTAATTTTGCGAATATAAGGTAACGTGTTTAAAATAGTTGATTTCCAATTTAGAATTTTTTTGTTCTTACCTTTTACGTTAGTACACCAATCGTTTACCTTCCAACTTTCATACTTTAATCGTAGTTCGTTTTTATCTGCGGTTGGTTCTTTACTAATTGCATAAGCTATAAACTCTTCGCAAGAAGGTATAACATTTACATTATCATTTACATTATCATTTACATTATCATTTACATTAGCTTCGCTTTTGCTTATTTCTTGCTTCGGTTTTGCTTCGCTTTTGCTTTCGGTGTGCTTTGTTTTAGGTTTGCTTCCGTTTACGAATTTCTTGTAGTTTGCTTCTAATTGGGGTGCAATCAACGTAAAGATAGTTTTACTAATTCCTTCTAACTGAATGGTTTTCCCGTTTAATCCTAACTCATAAACTGCGCTCCATACTTCGGCTTGGTTTTCTTTTGGAAGTTCCTTAATTGCTTCGTAGAAACTTCGGTAAATAATCATTGAATCTCTTTTCATAGGTACATAAAAAAACCCCATTAGGTTTCGCGGTGCAGCACTACTCCCCAATGAGGTTAAATAAGTTTTGTAAATTCGGTCTGCACACCGCTCACAAATATAACTAATTAATTCAATATTTGTTCATTTTCGTAAAATTTTATTTGATATTCCCCGCGTCTTATTCGTTCTTGAATGTGTTCAAGGTCTTTTAAGCCTCCTGCGTTTTTAACGTCTAGGTATAAATCATTCATCGTTCTGTTAACCTTAAAGTTATTCATTGCTGCGCGAAGGTGTTCCGTATCGTTGTAAAAGTGCCTATCGTTTATAGATTCCCAAAGGTTCGCATTGTTAAAAGCGTGAATGCAGGTAGCGTGGTTAAGCCCTAACATTTCGCCGATTTCTATATACGAGAATCCGTACCCGCGCATTAATTTAATTAGGTAACCGCGTTGGTTTACATACTTTCGTTTTCTGCTCCGTTTGCGAAGGTCGTTTGTTTCTATTAAGTCCGTGAATTTGTTTTTTAGTTGCATATCTCTTTAATGTTAATTATTAATCCTTCCCAAATATCTAACACTAACTTAGCGTGGTGTTGGGAATACGCTTCGACAACGGATTTTGTTCGTTTTCTGCGAGCCTTCGGGGTTTCTTGAAAGTAATGGGTTATTTCGTATTTCTTCATATTTTGCATTTACTACGTTACAATAGTGGTTAAAGTTAAAATGTCCGTTTTTATGTACCCAACCTTCGCCGTTGAGCCACCAACGAACTTGCTCGGGTAAATTATATTCTTCGTGAGTTCTTCCCGTTGTCATATGCTATTTGTATTTTGTTATTATATTCTTGTTGTGTTACTTCGTCGTGTAAATCCGAATTCAATAAATCGTCGTAAATTTCGGTTGCGATTAATTGTAAGTCGTAATCCGTAAGTACGTGTTCTAGTTCGATTTCTAAGTCGTTGCGGTAAGCTACGGCAGTGCAAATAGTTACGTTTAAGTCGTTGTCTTCGTCTACGGATAGTTCGAAGGTGCATTCTCCTTCAAAAGTTTCTGCGTAAAAGTACGCTAACGGGTAAAAAGTTTCGATTTTCATAAGATAATAAAATATGCGATTAATAAAAGGGACACGGAAAACAAGCCAACTAACGTTAAGGCTTCGATAATCGTGTTTAACATCATTTGACCTTCGTTGTCTAGGTCGTTAAATAAGTTCTTAAATAGTTTCATTGTTCAAGTTTAAGCGGGTTAATAATTCTTCAATAACCATCCATTCGCGGAATGCTTTTTGGGTTGCTTCGTCTAACGCGCCGAACGCGTCCCGTAGTTCATAATAGTTGTCTTTTAACTCTTGCTCGTAGGCTTTAATAATTGTTTCCATAGCGTTTAATTAAATGTGCGTTACGGATGCGCACCCCCCGTTTTGTTATTAAAATCGTAATTCTATGTTTTGATTTACACCCATTGCAGGCAAAAAATTATATAACCCTTTTTCAAAATTATCATTTAATTTCGCTTCAATTTCTTTTTTTGTAAACCCTGTAAATTCATCTATTTGAGTTTCAAAAGTTTGCTGTATCATTGTTACATTTTCAGGAGTTCCAAATAAAGACCATAATAATTTTTCATTTGCAGATGGAATAAATAAAACATCATTTTTATAATACTCTATTCCTGTTTCTACGTGTACTAATGTTGCTGTTTTCATATCGTTTTTTTTAATTGTTTAGTGAATAACTATACGCAAATATAAATACTAAGTTTAAATGTACCAAACTTTTTAACAAATTTTTTTCACTTTTCTACAAATTTATAATGATTCTAAATAAGGAATAAGGGAATAACCTTAAATAATCTCAATAAAAATAAGGGGATAATCTTAAATTAGGCGCGTTCGTGTATAAAAAAACGGATTTTCTTTACCTAATGAATATAAAAAAAGGGGATATTTCTACCCCCCTAAACGCTATGGTGCTAAATTACAACGGAAACTTAAAAGAATCTATATTCTTTACTAATGAGTTATCAACTTCTTTGCATTCAATTTTCAATATTCTACCGCCTAATGGCTTTGGTGGTGCGCCCCTTTCAACGTGCCAACCGAACGCGCCTTCGCCGTATTCTTCTTTGTATGTACCCGTGAGCATTAAATGAAGTTGCCTTTGTTTAACTGAATAACCTTTCTTTGCGTTATGGTTAACGCATTCTCTAACGTCGTTACGTGAGCTATTTTCGTGTATGTGTCCCATTGTAAACACGTCGAAGTCCTCGTACATTTCAAGTGAACGTGTAAGGTTTAACGCTCCTTTAGTAACGACACCACCGCCGCCCGAGCCGTGGTAATACTTTACTTTAGTGGTTATGTTACAATTTCCGTAAATAGTTTGTTTAATAATTACCCAACCGCCATACCCGCCCGTTTGAACATTCGAACTACATTTGTAGTTTAATAAATCAACGAACCTACGAAGTAAATCGGTTTCTTGGTATTTGATTATACTTGTTTCGTGGTTACCATATCCGATAACTTTGATAATATGCGCGTAAGGTGCGAACCATTCAACCGCAGTTTCAACGATTGAATCTAAATAACGTGTATTATTATGTTCGGGACGTAGGTTTTTGCTTCGTCTTGCATCCCCACGGCCTTCCATTAAACAAAAGAAGTCCCCATTTATTATTACAGGTATTCCGTTATCGTTGCAAAAGTCAAGGTGCTTCCTTAATAGTTGCCAATCGCATTTAGGGTTATCCCAATGTAAATCCGAAAGCATAGCTACGTGCACTTGCGTACCCACTAATTGTAATTCGTGGATATTTTTTCCGTGTTTTATTACATTCATAAATGTTAAATTTGCCCGAAATATCGGAAGAAAAGACGAACCCGCGAAATAAAGGTAGAATTTAGAATAAATCTTAGAACGAACCCAAGTACAAAAGCAATCAAAACTAACCACCACGAAGTACGATATTTAACCACTTGCGAAGCCTTTGCGGTCTTCCATTTTGTCTTACCTTCTATTCGTAACGTCTTTACTCGTTCTTTGTATTCTATTCTAGTTTGCCAACGGGTTTTAGGTATATAAACGTTCTTAAAATTTATTACCGTATCGCGATATGCGATAAACTTTTCCCAAACAATCGAATCGTGTTTTATTACGGGGAACGAATCCAATGTAGTTATTCTAATCGTATCGCTATCGTTAACCACCTTTAGCCCGTTTTTAAGCGCTTTTCGGTAGTGGTATTGAGCCTTGCGTTCACTTGAACACGAAAACATCGTTAAAACGCTTAAAATCGCTATTAATCGAATCATAAACTTTGTAACATTTTAATCATACGTGGACACGGGTAAATATCCGCTTTGTCTTTACGTACTGAGTTATGCGTATATATTCCCTTAGAACCCTTGAATGCTTCGTTATCTAAACTCCATATTTCTTTACGATAAGCCTTCGGAATTCCGTACGTTTCGCAAAGATATACGACAAGTTGGCGCGTTGCTTCTATTTGCGCGTCCGTGTATTTATACCAATGTTTGTAACCTTTGTACGGAGTTTCCAAAGTGGTAACATACGAATGGTTTATTTCCCCGCCTACGTAGTTAAAGAATTTTCCGTTTTTTTCTTTGAGCATTCCCCAATTACACACCTCTATACCTACCGAAAGTTTGTTTAGGTTTTTATAAGGTAGTCCACGCGTTGCGAAATCTTGGCTATCTATTCCCAAGTGCCAAGCCCAATGCTTTGAGCTAAAACATTGTACTATCGTTCCGTTTTCTCCTACAACGAACGCGGTTGCTATTTGTGAATCGTTGCTATTCCAAAAACGTGCAACTCCTTCCGCGTTTCCATTGCCTGCGGTGTGGTGTAAATATATTTGCGTTTTGTCGCTTTGTTCTTCGAAGAATTGCCCTTTCGATAAACGCTTTTGTACTATTTTTTGAATGTCAAGGTTTGAACTCATCCCATTCTTGTTTTTTCGCTGTTATGAACTCCTTAAATGATTTTAGAACGTCTTTTTTAGTTACGTCGAAGTAACTTTCATTAATTGATTTTAACTCCGTGAAAACGCAGTAAAACGTAAATGCTTTAGTTAACACAAGTTCAACGCTAATAAAGATTCCGATTAAATCTGCTAGAACGTATTTTTCCAAAAAGAAAACCGAAACGATACCACCCGCGTAAAGTAGTGTTTTAGAAATCGTACGGGCGAACCCTCTAGAACGTAAAGGTAACTTCAACTTTTTACTTCGCCATATACCCGCTATTAAATCAACCCAAATAAAAAAGATAGTAATAAGCACCATTCCTTTAACAGGTGCTAAAATAGCTAAAAACGAAAGTAATAAAAGTTGTAGTTTAGTATTCATTTTGGTAGTAGTTCAATAGCTCAAAGGCTAAGTAAGTTCCGTAAGCAACTGCAAATAATTTGATAAATATGTAAGGCGCTTCAAACAACGTGAACACGATTCCTGTAAAAGAAAACAAATAATAAAGTAATGAAAGACCGCGTAAATGATTATCCATATAATTCGGTTAAGAAGTCGTTTATATTCGTGTACGTGTTTTCGTTTACGCTCATCGTGGTATCGCAGAAAATTACTCCTTTGTCGGTTGGTACGTGCGCTTGCGTTTCGTCTAAAACTTCCGCTTCGCCTTCAAAAATATATTCGAGTTCGTTCATTACGAAGCCGCCATTAATTGTTGTTAAATTAAACATACGCAAAAACTTTTACTAAATCTATATTCGCAATATCTGCGGAATTTTGACACTGCATTGTAAATAAAACGTAATTATCAACCGTTCTATTTAACGTGTTCGTTAAAATATTTCCAACGGTGTAATCCGAAAACGCTACATTTGAATAACTTGTTAACGTAGTTCCATTATAAGAAAAATTACGTTCGCAATATCCAACGTATTGAGTTCCACCCCCATTCATTGTTAGCGTAGTATTAAATAAACTTGCGCCCGTTAAAGTGTTCGAAGTGTTAAAGTAAATACGTCCGTACATTTGGCCAACGTTACCGCTTTGTCGGTACATTCTAAATACCACCTGAAGAATGCTATTCGTTGTTAGTGTGTTTGCAGGAATCAAAACCGAGTGGCAAGCCGTTATCGTTGTTCCTGACGTTTGCGTTCCTAAAATACCCCTAAACCCTAATAAAGTTGGGTTTACACTTGGAACGGGAATAGAATTAATAATTTCTTCGCCCGTTATGGACTTAGATTCGTATCCGTCTGCGGTTGATATCGAAATTTCGAGTAAGTCCGTTGCTTCTAGGTTAGCACCCTTTGGTGTTAATTCACTTATTTTGATTGCCATTGTTTAGCTTTTTAATTAGTTTCTGCAACTTAATTACGTTGCTTTTCTTTGGTGTGTATTCCTTCTTTATATTACCCATCCCGTGTAGTTTGAATCCGTGTTCGGGTAAATATCCGAGTTCGTATTTGTGTAGTATTCGGGAAACGTATTACCCGAGAATATCATATATTGAACAAACCGCTCGGTGTAGTTTTGAGCTAAATACTTTTGCTTATCTATAAGGAAATCTACTTCGTTTTTATCCACGTTTGTAGCGTTTTCCGAACTATGTTTGAATATACCCTTGTTCGCCATAGTGTAAGCCATAAACGGAAGGTACTCTACCATTGCCCAATGTATCAACATAGGCTTTAAGTACGTTTCAACTAAATCTAAATAAGGATTCGCTAACGTATTTGCGATTATATCCGCTTTTATTTTATCTAGTAGTTGCGTACCCGTGTATTGTTGTATATGGATATCTTGAGCAACTTTAATCCATTGTATGAACGTATCGGTATCTATATTCCCGTTTAGTGCGGTAAAACGTACTAAATCGTCCCGTGTTATTAGTAATGCTTCTGCCATTTTATTTAGGTAAAAATCCTCGGTTCGGCATATCGATTGGTCGAGTGCTTACGAGTGCATTGTTTTTAATTTTATATCCGAATTTTTCCGCTTTACGTACGGCAATTTGTTTAGCCTTTGGACTATTTACGTCTATTCCAAAACGACTATCGAACTGCGCGTAAACTTGCTTATTCCATCGGTGATGACAATTTGGACCGCCTTTGTATAACCAAATATCGTACGTTAAATTTCCTTTTGGTCCAAAACCTATTTGTTCGCCTTCAGCATTAACGTAGAATCCATTTACTATACTTTTACTCATTCGTAAAATGTCTTCTTTTCGGTAAATCTTTTTAGCGCTTTTCATTAGTTTACAAAACGGACGTGTCTTACCACTTTTCCCGCCGTCTTCGCCTTCGTAAACATATCTAGTAATAAATTTAACTCCTTCGATAACTTCGTCTTGTTCGGACTTAGCGTTAGGGAATGCGATTCCTGTATTTACCAATTCAACTAAACGTGAGAATAAACTTTTTTCGCCTTTAAGCGCGTTGTTTTCTTCTTCGTCCGTGTCGTAATCTACGGGTGCTTCGTCTATTAATAGCCAATCCGCTTTAGGTTGTTCGCCGAATTCTTGTAACGCTAAGGCTATTTGTTCTTCCGTGCTTTGTGCTTTTAACTCCGTTGTATCCGCTCCCGTTTCTTCCGTTACTTGTTCTTCCGTAGTTGCGTTTTCTAGGTCGGTAAATTCAAGTGGTTTTAACGTTCTAAAGAATAATTTTAAGGCTATCCCGTTAAATGCTAATATCCTATCGAACGCTTCTAACATTTCGTCTTGAAATGGCTTAATAACCATATTATTAAACAATATAAACGAGTTTTGCAGTTCATCTGCGTTTGAACTAAACCCGTTAGAAGAAGCAATACCAAATAATAACGGACTTGTTACGTTGTGTCCTAACATTATTTTTCTTAAGCATTCCTCGCTTAGGTACGTGTAATGGTCGGGCGCATCGTTTAATGGTATATCGTCTACCGTTGTTTTAGATTCCGAGTTTAGGTTAAAGGCTACGATAACCTTTTGTCCTTTCGAACCCGTTAACTTAGATAATACTTTTTGACTAATAAGGTCTTGCTGTTCTTCCGAAGGAACTCCGTTGTTAAAGTTAACCACCTTTGTACCCGAGAATCCGTTTTGAACTTCGTTTATTAAATAGTCGCTTACTTCTTCTTCTAAAACTGCGTAAGGTATAGCGCCTTGGTAGTCGGGGTAAGCGTAGTATTTCATTCCAACCCCGTAAGGCTTAACGAACATTATTTCTACTTTGTCTTTAGAGTGTCCAAACGCGGGAATTCGCGTAGGTGGAAACTTGCGTACGTCTTCCCAATTATCCGAATAAAAATAACCCGTTATTTCGCCTTTATCGTTGCATTTTTCCGCACGTAAAAGATTCACGGGCATATGGTAAACTTTTAAGATTTTATCGTGCTTATCGTTGTAATGAATTTGAATAGCAAACTGCCCGAATAGTTTTCTATCGAATACCATTTTACGCAAACAATCCGCACTAAACAAGGTCATCATTTGAGCGTATTCGTTAGGCTTACGCGAAGCGTCTAAGGCGCTAAGACCTTTGCCGTAAATTAAACGGCTTACGTTATTTATTATCGCGCTGTTTGTAGTGGATTTCGTGTACCTATCTATTAAGTACCCGAAGTAGTTATTATCTTCCCCGAATTCTACCCACGCGTCGCGTTTAGATTCTTGGATAGTTGGTTGTTGATATTCCGCGAGTTGAAGTATATGGACGTTATTACTCATACATTATAAAGTCGTTAGTTGTTTGGTTGCTAATGTAACCGCCGTTATTTACTGAAAACGTGTCTATCGGTTGGTTAGTGCAAAAGATACGCTCCTTTAGAACTAAATCTCCGTTCGCGTCTTTTAATACCATCCAATAAAATCGGTTTTCTTCGGTTGGTAAGATAGCCGTAAATTGGTAGACGTAATCTCCTGCCGTAAACGTACCCGCAACCGATACAGGAACGTTCGTGTTTTCGTTAATTAATTCGCACGTTGTTGGTGTACCATAACGCGGAATAAAATTAAACGTTTGGCTTGTTAATTGTTCTTTAACTACTATCATATATTAATAACTAGTAATCCGTTTTTTTGTGCAATAAAAAAGGGGTGTTTCCACCCCCTTAACGCATATGAAACAAAGTTCTTAAGAATTAACTACCGTAGGGGAGTTAAGCAAAGTAACTAATTGTGCTTCGGTTTGAGCATCCAAGAAGTTAGCAGGAACGGCTTCTTGTCCTGTAAAAGTCAAAGAATATCCGTTCATATCTCCTAATGCAGTTCCGTTAGAAATAGTACCCGCTGTTACGTCCATTCCTCGTAAAAGACCGCCAATAAAGTATTGTCCCGCGTTCGTTTCAACGATAATGTTTGGACGTCCGTAAGATAATAATTTAACTTGTTTGTGAGTAATCGCGTCTTGTTTCTTAAGTTGAACGCTTAATACTTGTTCGAAGAACGTTGTACCATTTTCACGTGAACTTGTAATAGTTGTTTCGAAGGAGTTTGTACCCTTTAATTCGAATTTGTAAATTGAACTTAAAGCAGGTAAAGAAATACCCGTGATTAGGTCTTCTAATCCTACCGTAGCAGAATAAGTAATATCGGTTTCGTCGTAAAGTCCGTAATTCAATACGTAGATGTTTTTTAATCCACCTACTACGTCTTTACAAGGTTCTAATCTACCGTGTGATATATCGCAACTCATTTTATTTTAGTTTTTTAATGTTAAAAAAAAGGGTGGTAGTTTTATCCACCACCCCGTTATATTTTGGTTAGGTTGATTATCCGTAAATTACGATGTCTTCAATAACTCCGTATTGCGCACCCGCAGCGTATCGCATAATTACACGTACGTTGTCATCTCCTAAAGTAGCAGAAGTATCAATTACTCTAACTTCTTGCGTGTCGCTTAAAAGCGAGCATCCAAAGTAAAGGTTAGAAGTAGTTGTAGCCATCATTGAAGAAGAAGGCAATCCGTTAGCCATAAAGATAGGAACTCCGTTAAAAGTTACCGCTCCGTTGTTATACCACATTGTACCTTGAGCGTTAACCCCTGAGTTAGACGTAGCCAATACTGAGAAACCACCTAATGCAGCAACATACGCTTTAAGAACGTTTTGTGCAACATATATTTTTAGGTCGGGCTTACCGAACAAAGAAGCAGGGATAGCATCGTAAACCGATTGCAAAGCAGGAATAACGTTACCCGCGTTAATTACACCACCTGCGATATTTTGTGCAGGAGGTAACAATAAATCCGCTTGAGCGGTTGTAAATAACCCGTCAAATTGTCCACTTGTAGATGAAGAACCTTGCCAAATAGAAATTTCGTTTGCGGCTGCAACTTTTTCAGCAGCGTATGCGATAAGGTAATCAGCAAAAGATTTTGGTAAAGTATCGAAAGAAGAGTAACCCATTTCGATGGATTGCCAAGTTGAATGAAACTCTTTTTTACAAAGTGTCATATTTACTTGAAGGTCTTTAACTTCTAAGATACGCTCGGTTAAGTTAACTTGTCCCGCAGGGTTAAAGTCGCACGTTGCATCTTGTAAAAAGTTAGTTGTTTCTAAACGTTGGATAACGCTTTTGAATTTGATGTTAGGCATAACGGTTACCCCGCCACCTTCGATAGTTGGTGCGCTCAAAAGAGCCGCAGAAACGTACTTACCTGCCCATTGGCCTGCGTAAGTAGTTGTAATGTTTGGATTTGGCATTTCTTTTTTTTAATTATTTATTAATTTTTTCTAGTACGGAATCCATTATTCCGCGTGGTGCTTTTTTCCCGATTTTAGTAAACTCGGTTTTAGCTTCGTTTTCGGGGTTAAAAGAAATTGGGGTAGGTGTTTCGCTAAGTTCGGTTGCTTCGTTTGCAATCACTTCAACTTTGGAAAGTTTAGCCAATTCTGCTTTTAACGCTTCGTTTTCTTCTTTAAGTTTTTCCATTTCGCTAAAGAACGTTTCTTTAACAATGGATTCAATAGTTTTTTTAGGAGTAGATACGGGAGCTGACATTTCTTCTTCGGGCATCGCTTCGGTAACTTCTTCTTCTTTTACTTCTTCTTCAACCTCTTCTACCTTTTCTTTGATTTCGGAAATGATACCTTCTTCAACGATAACAAGAATTCTTCCGTCTTCTAATTCGTATTCTCCAACGGGAACGGCTATCTTTTGTTCGTCTTCCGTTACAACGAATACTTCTTTACCTGCTTCGAACGAATCCGCTTCGATTTTAGTTACTCCGTCGCCCATAAGCATTTGCTCTAACTTTACTTCGTTAGACAACAACGCTTTTATTTTTTCTAGTAGTGTGCTATTTTTCATTTGTGTTTATTTATTTATTAAAAGTCGCTAGTTAAATCTAAATACTGAAGTTCGTATTTTTCTATTGATTTTCTTAATTCCAATAGGTCGCTTTCTTCGGCAATAGCATTTTTTATATTTGCTGTAACGTTTGCAGGAATTTCAATACCTAAATCTTTAGTTTGCTTTAAGATTATTTCGTAATCTTTTTTAGCTTGTTCGATTTTTTTTCTTGTTGAATCAATTAACGGAAAAGTAGTATTAACTAAAGCGCTTACGGATTTTCTTCCCGTTTGTGCTATATTTCTTCCCGCGCCTTTTATTTCTTCCAAAAGTTTATTTAAGTTATCGATTGAACCTAATTCGACTTCGTGTTTAGCTAACTCAACTTTGCTCGCTTGGATTTCGTCCGCTTTGTTTATTTTGTCTAAAATTGTTTTCATATTATTATAATTAAGGTTTAAAAGTTTTGTTGCATTTTGTTACGGCTTCGGATACCAAAGCGGCGGTGGTGGAACGGGGTTCGGTGGTGTTACATCGCTTCCTATCCCTTGGTTTTGTAGTTCGCCCGTACAACACTTAAGGCGGTATTTTCCGTCTTTACATAAACACGCTCTTTTTCCACTTGTTCGCGCTGCTCGTGGTTTGTTTCCGTTTTCTTTCATCCTTGACCTTTATTTAATT